GCCAATCACAGTAAACTCAAAGACTTTCAACCAAAGCGGTGACGGTAGATATATGTTGTCTACTGTCTCCTTTGGTTCACCTGCCAATTACTTCACAGTAAAAGGCGGTTCACTGTCTAAGGATCGCAAGCTGGTGACAGCTGCGATTACCCGCATCTTCGAAAAAGATGTAACAGTGGACGGTGTTACAGTGCGGAAATCCGCATCTGTTCAGCTCATTATTTCTGCTCCTGACTCAGGTTTCACGTCGACAGAGATTGACGTTCTGGCGTCGGACATTAGTGAGTTTCTCACCGGTGCCAACTTGGACCGTATCCTTGCTGGTGAAAGCTAAACCTTTGAGTTTTAGGCTTATCGCTCTTCCAACAACCTAGCTATACCCCCCGTTCTTAAGGGAGGTATCCTAGCTGTGCGTGAATTTTCTTTAGACTTCTGTCAATTATTTAGAGTGGTTGCAACCGATTGTGACCTTGACTCTCTAACAATCCAGTACTGCCTCAGGCGCTTGCGCGTCGAAGGGCTTAAGTTCTGGACCGTTACCTTACCAAAGTTGGCGAAGACTGTATTACGGTCTATCGAAAAAGGTTTCTTCGATCGGACCGGTTTAACAGACTTTGCTTGGAAAGGCCGCTCTCTACGATATTTTCGCAGTTTGCTTAATCGAATCTTCGATGCAAAATCGGGGAAACTTCTTCAGAATCCTTGTGCTGGCGCTTTGTCCAGCTTAAGGCAGATACTAGAGTACGTTTATAAGCTCGCCATCGACTTCGACGGAAAGGTATTAACTCAATCTGAGAAGAAATATGAGCAGATTCAAATTAGAGTGGCTTCTTTTCCTTACGAGTTCCCATGGGTCGAGAGACTCAGAAAGAATTCAGAAACCTACTACTCCGAACTGTTTAAAGCGTCTCCTGACGCGATCCTCAGTGAGGGTCCTCGTTTTGGCCCTGGCTCTGTTGCCTTTGGGTCAGAGCGACCCCGCTCACCTTTTTATGAGTGGAAACTCATGCCGGATTCAGTTATCGGGACATGTATGCATTCGTTACGTGCTTATTCGGGTTATTTCAAACCCTTCCCAGGAGCTCCGACTAGAATTAAACTAGTTGAGTCACACAAGACAGCAGAGGTGCTGTTTGTTCCCAAGGACAGTCGTGGCCCTAGAGTTATCTCCAAAGAACCACCGCACGTTATTAAGGCTCAAATGGCCTTTTTTGCATTCATGAGTAGTACGCTTGAGCGAATAACTCATCAGCGTGTAAACTTTGCAGACCAATCGATTAATAACCGGTTGGCCTTGGACTCGAGTATCAATGGTGCCTTGGCTACCATTGACTTAAAAGACGCCAGTGATTCTGTCGGATTTACCTTATGCCGACGGATTTTCAGAAATGCACCTGGAATTAGGTTTTTCCTAACTCACTGTCGTTCGACGCAC